CCATCGCGGCGCCAGCCCCAAAAATCGCGGAACCGGCAGCGAAGGATGTTCTGTAATTCCCCCAACCCAATGGCCCGCCTTCATCGCTCTGGTTGAGTCCGAGATGAAACGCAACAACGCCAAAACTCTCAGCTACGTCTTAGTCAACAACTCCTAACATGGCCAAAACAATCACCCAACTTTCAGCACACACGTCAGCGCTCACAACCGACGAGCTTCCCATAAACGCTTCCGGCGTGACGAAGAAAATCACTGTTGCCAACCTAGTCAACGCCAACACCACCTTTAGCGGCACCAAGACGCTGGCAGACGCAACCGACATTGCTGTTGGCACTGGCACCGGCACAAAGATCGGCACGGCGACAACTCAAAAGCTGGGCTTCTACAACGCAACGCCAGTTGTTCAGGCGTCCAGCACCGCCGACATCAAGGACGCCTTTTGCGCCTTGGGATTCATGGCCAATGGCGGCGCCAGCCCACTGAACCTCGACTCTGGCGCGCTGACTTGCGGCGCGATGACAGCCGGAGCCACAACCGTTACATCCGTAGCCAGCACCGGCGCCGTGACCAGCAGCTCGGCCACGGCGGGAATTGGCTACGCGACCGGCGCGGGAGGCACCGTGACCCAGTCGTCCAGTAAGTCAACCGGCGTCACACTGGACAAGAGCACTGGCCGCATCACGATGCACAATGCCACGCTTAACGCGAACACCACGGTGTCGTTCGTGCTGACAAGCAGCGCCATCGCGGCCAACGATCTTTTGGTGCTGAACCACGTCAGCGGCGGAACGGCCGGAGCATACACTCTTAACGCTCAAGCGGCGGCAGGCTCGGCCAGCATCAACGTGCGCAACGTCACAAGCGGCAACTTGGGCGAAGCCATCGTCATCGGCTTCGCCGTCATTAAAGCAGTCACGGCATAATGTAATGGCAGCAGACTCACCAATCGCACGCGACGGCGACATGGGTTTCATCGGCTACAGCAGCCGGTTGAATCCGGTCTCGCTTCCGGCTGGCATGCTCCAACTCTCGGAGAACATGCGGCTGGATCGTGGTGTGGCGGTGACGCGAAAGGGCGTCAAGCGGATGGCCGACGACATCTCACCGGCCGATACACCGCTGACGCTCAGTTTCTTTCTGACCCCGCCGCCCGACGAGCCAATCGTGCGCTCGTCTTACACCGGCGGCGTGTTTGCCAGCGCGGTGCTGCGTTCGCCAGACGAGGTTAATGGCATCGAGGTCATCGCTCTGGCAGGATCGGATCGCGCGTATCTGTTCCTGCCGAACGGAAACAGCATCTCCGAAGCATGGACCGATGGTGCGCTGGCCGTTGACGGCACCGATAATCTGGCCACCGAAGACGGCGAAGAGATTTACATTAGCCTGCTTCCCACAGAGCTGACATACCCAGGTTCTCCCGACGAGACCATTGAGCCGACCGACAAGGTGTCAATGCTGCAAGCCTATGACCGGCTGTATCTTTTCCGCGAGGCGGACATAACGCAGGCTGGATGGGGTACGCAATACACCAACGCAAGCGGCATCGCGGTCAGTGGCGCCGTGGCCACCGTCAACGTGTCAGGCCATGGCTACGTTGCGGGCGCCACGGTTCGCATCACCGGAAGCTCGGTCGCTGCGTTTGATGGTCAGGAATACCGCGTTGCCTCATCGCCAGCGCCAACCACCGACACTTTCACCATCGCCGTTCCGAGCGGCACCTCGCCGGACGCATCTGCTAATATCGCCGTGCGGCGCGTCAAGCCGCCTATGTATTGGAGTGGCGACCCGACGACCGACTTTGTCCGCACCACCGCAGGCATTCCTGACGTTGGCATCACCTACCGGCGCCTGCGCTCAACGGCATGGGCCAGCTACATCAACAACCGGCTTATCGTTCCTGACGGCAAACAGAACGTCATGCTCAGTGACGTTTTTGACCCAGACACATTCGATCCGTTCTGGCAATCATTCCGCGTTGGCGTTGGCGGCGACGACAGAGTGATGGCCGTGCATCCTTGGGTGGACAACTCGTTTTTGGTTTTCTGTCGCAAGTCGATCTGGATTGCTACCATCAATCAGTTCTACAGCACCGATGGCAGCGCCGCGAGCATTGACACGCCGGTCAGCAAACTGGAGCTTTTGACCGACGAAATTGGGTGCAGCGCGCGGAGCACGATCCAAACCGCTGGTCAGTTCATCTACTTCCTGTCCGACAGCGGCGTCTACCGACTCGACAGCAGGCTAGATCTCAAGCTGCGCGGCCAGACGCTGCCGCTCTCCGATCCGATCAGCGACCAGATCGCCGACCTTAACGCCAACTTGGTCGAGCAGTCGGTTTCGTTGTATTTCAACAACCGCTACTACATCGCCGTTCCACTGAATAATCCCAGCACTGGCAACAACAACGGCATATTCATTTACAACCAGCTCAACGAGCAATGGGAAAGCCGCGACATTCTCGGCGTCGGCGTGAACAATTTCTTGGTCGCGGACCTTAATCAACGCCGCCGCATCTTTATCAGCAACCAAGCTGGCAAGCTCATGCTGCTGGATGAGGTTGAGGAGGGTGACGAAAACCCAAGCGCATCGGTTGGCGGCTCGTCGCCGGTGCAGGGCCGCATCATCACGCGCCGATACGGAATGGGCAGCATGTCGCAGAAGCGGTTCTTGCGGGCGCTGTCCGATGTCGTTCTGCCCAACTCGGCCAGCGTTACCATCCGCGCTCTGACGATCAACCCTGACCAGACGATCACTTTAATTCCAAGCCAGACCAACACAAGCGGTGTCGGCGAGGACTACACGCTCAAGAACTCCATCCGCCAGCGGGCGCATTATTGCGACTTGGAATTTCTAACCACGGCCAACCGGCCAGAAATACGCAACGTCTCGATTGAGGCGGCAACCCCAACCATGTCGCCGACCGAAACGAGGCACGCAGCTTAAAACACTATGGCAACTATTACAGCAACCAAGGGCTACAACAATCCAACCGGCTGGATCAGCGGCGAAGAGGTTACACCGGCAAAGCTCAATTTGGCGCAAACGCCTTCAATTTCAATTAGTGACATCGTCAATGCCGACATAAGCGCATCGGCTGCCATTGAAGGCAGCAAGCTGTCTTCTTCAGCTCAGGCGTCGCTGGTTCCTGCTGGCGCAGTAATGGCCTTCGCTATGAATAGCGCCCCCGCTGGCTGGCTGTCGGCCAACGGCGATGCGGTAAGCAGATCTACTTACGCCGCGCTCTTTACCGCGATTGGAACATCTCATGGCGTTGGTGATGGCAGCACTACGTTTAATTTGCCAGACCTTCGCGGCATCTTTGTGCGCGGCAGCGGCTCGCAAACCATCAGCGGCATCACTTACAACAAAACATTTGCCGGAAAGGAAGGCGATGCGTTCCAAGGCCACTATCACGGCGTGACAAGTAACGCTATAACAAATAGCGGCAGCAACACGTTTGCAACCGGAGCAGGAGACACCGGCGCTGCCACAATAACGGTTACAGCCGCAACAACGGACGGCTCAAACGGAACGCCGCGCACAGCATCTGAAACGCGTCCAGCAAACGTGGCGTTGCTGTATTGCGTCAAGTTTTAGCATGACCCCGTGGCAACGCGCAAAAGCATGGCACGAAGAACACATAGCAACCGAGACCTTTGCGGAAGCCCTCGGCTGGCACCTGTCGGCCGGTGTGGTCTACTCGGCGCCGGATGCCTTCATGCTGGCGCGCGAGGTGCGATGGGATGCGGAGCGGGAGGAAGTCTCTAATGACAACCAAAGCCCAAACGCTTGGTTCATTGAGCTGGCTGCTGCTACTGGCAGCGCAAACGCTTTTGGCCGCTTCATGCGTGTGGCGCCACACCCGCAACCGTGGGTGCTCTGGTGCCGACGCGGCGAGATGCGCGTGAGAGCCTTTAACTGGAACAAACTTACAAAGAAAATAGGAGGACAATAATATGGGAGGATCGACACCTAGCGCGGGACCGCGCCCACAAGTTCAATACGCGGAGCCGCTGGACTACAACGCGCTCATGCAATCGGCTGCCTCGGCGGCCAAGGGTATGGTGCGCGAGCAATACAAAGCTCAAATCGAAAACTATCCGGCCCTTGAGACGCAGGCGCTCGGCACCGTGGACAAGATCGCCGGTCGCCTTGGCACCACGCCGCAGCCCATCTATGAGATGGTTGAGGTTAAAAACAAAAAAGGCAAGGTCACCGGCTTTGAGCGCAAGCAGGTCGGCATGTCTGAAGGCAACCAGCAGACCGCCGATGCGATGTCAGCCATCCGCCGCAGCATGGATCTTTACAAGACCGAAGACGCGGACCCGACCAGCATCGAGCGCAGCCTCTACGACTCGGCTGAACGCGACTTGGCCCTTGGCCGCTCGCTCTCGGCCGAAGACGAGCGCGCCGCCCAACAGTCCGCACGCACCGCCTTCGCCGCGCGCGGCATGGGCACTAGCCTCGGATCGTCTGCCGCCGAAATCCTCTCGCGCCAGACATTCGCCGACCAACGTGAGGCTGAACGCCGCAACTTTGCCAGCGCCGCCAACAACATGATGACGCAAAACGTCGGCCAGCGGCGCACGGCGATTGCCAACGCGAACATT